GGAAAGTCACTTGTCTTTACTTTGACAGTCGAACTTGTTCCAATAATTTCCGAGCCAGAAGATGCGCGGCTCAAGCTTACAACGTCATACCCATCAACTTCTAGTGTGCCGCCAATGTTTATATCGGCATCACCCTGCTTAACTTTAATGTCTTTGATAACGTGCCGCGTTGATGTGTCTCTAGTAATAATTGTAGCTTCGCCGCTACTGTTGAAGTCACTTTCCGTAAGTGATGCTTCGTAAATTTCTTCTAAGGTATCTGCCATTGTTGTTTTCTCCTACTAGGCGAATGCCATTATTGTGGCGACATTCGCGCCAGTTGGTTTATCTTCGAATACAAGTTGGTTATTTGCGCCTGTCACAAGGATTTGGTCTGTTGATGGCCCAGACGCAGGTAATACTAAGGTGTAGCTGGATGTAATATCCGATGGATTCTGTATAGTTATCGCATTCGTTACATCGTTATCCCAAAAGCGAAGCCCGTACTTAGTTTTTAGTGCAAGATGAAAAGGGTCTAATTCCGCAACTGTTGTTTCATTAACACCTGACCCTGCTTGGGACACAGAAAATATAAGTTCCGCACCATCGCCAGTGCTTCCCCATGCACTAATAGCAGATGCTTTGATTGATGCTTTAACACCAGCCCCAGCACTCGTGCTATCAGACCCATAAAAGTCGATAACACCAAGTTCTTGACCGCTTTGGGCTGTGGTATCTGTATTTCTAAGTTCTAAGGTTGGCGTTTGGGCTGAACCCGCAATTCGTGAATACCCACCGTTTGCATAAAATCCACCAGTAGCCGTGGCATTTCCGTAAGTGTATGTACCAGAGATTTGCGTAGTCAGTTTGGTGCTGTTGTTATACATCAAACTTGCGGCACCATCACCAGTAAACGCTGCTAAAGCCTCTGACGATGCTGGTGTTCCCTTACGAATATACAGATTGTCATTTGTATAAATGTAAGTGTCACTCGTGGTATCTGCGCCGTTACCTGTGATTATGTTGTTTGTACCATCATGGTAAATCTGTAAGTCGTCATCAGCACCGAATGTTAAACGGTTTGTTGTAGATGACCCATCGTCAAAGCTAATTTCATTTCCATTAGTATCTAAGTCACCGCCAAGTTGCGGTGTGGTGTCATCAATGACAGCGGTAATGCCATCAGTATTAATAACGTTCCATTGGGTTCCATCCCAAAACTTAAATGAATTAGAGAATGTGTTATAGAATAGGTCACCAGCATCATTATTAGTTGATGGGTCAGTGCTATCTACGCGGTAGCGTTCAGCAAAACTGTTTACGCCCGTAATATGAGGCGCAATAGCGTTAATGTTCGCTATATCAGTCGCCACAGTCGCCAAGTTTGCAACGTTAGTGGTCGTTGCCATCGTGTTCAAATCTGACACAAAGTCACTTGTCGCAAGCTGACTAAGGTCAGCCACGATGTCTGTGGTAGCTAACGTGTTAAGGTCTGAAACGATGTCTGTCGTTGCTAATGTATTAAGGTCAGCAATGACATCTGTCTGCGCCAGTAAGTTAATATCAGCAACGATGTCTGACGTAGCCAGTGTGTTTAAGTCAGCCACAACGTCTGTAGTTGCCAGCGTGTTAAGGTCATTAACAAAATCGGTCGTGATAAATGATGCTTTATCCGCAACGGCTTCTATGTCCGTGCTGATAGCCGCCAAAGTATTCATATCTGCAACGGCATCTGTGGTGCCAAGAATGGCTAAATCAGCGACAGCATCTGCAGTTCCTAAACGCTCTATTTCGGTCAGCTTGCCAGCAACGTTTGTGACTTCAGTTGTCACACCAGCTACGCTTGTAACTTGGGTTGCAATTGCCGCTACATCTGAAATTGCATCAGTTGCAGTTGTTCCATCTTCGATGTCAGCCAAAGTTTGAATATCGGCTGAGATACCAGCCAATGTCTGCACATCTGCACTGTCTGAGGATACAGTCGACACAGCGGAACTGATGGATGAAACATTGCTGATTGCTGTGGAAATACTTGCAGCGGTGCTAATCGCATTCGTTGCAGTTGTCCCGTCTTGAATTTCTGCAAGTGTCTGGATGTTGTTTGTTGGACTGATTTGGTCAGCAACGTGCGATATATCCGTGGTATTATCGGCCACGGTGTTTACGTCATCTATGTTGTTATTGATGACCGTAATGGCACTGTCAGCCCTGTCACGGGCTTCCTCTGCTAGAAAGCGAGACTGCTTATCTGACAGGTCCAAGTCGGCTTCAAACAGCGTAGAGCCATCCGTAAAGTCCACTAAGGCAGTCAGCGGGGTTGCCCGTTGAATAACAACCTCTGCACCTGAGGCAGGGGTGTTTGTAATTTGTATGGTTGTATCGTTGACGAACGTGAACGCAGCGGCTGTATCATTGACCTCAACCACAACGTCATCACGCGAGATGTAGTCAAATGTTATGGCATACTGATTGGTTGTTCCGTCGCCAGTATAATTGACGATTGTGGCCATCAATTTCTCCTAATCTTAAAAGAAAAACCCCGCACGAGGCGGGGCTGTTTAATCAAGGTTCATATCGAGGACAGGCATTTCGCCTATGTTGCCTCGTTTTGCTTTGTCGCTGTACCTATCGTACTCACGAACGCGCTGCTGCAACTCAGGAAACTCTTTGTACAAGAGCCGTTTTGCACGGTCCCTGAAACGTGAGATTTGCCTATTGAGCATCTGCACACGGTGACTGTCGCGTGAAAGAACAAGGTCATAATCGTCATCATCTTTGCGATAACGGTCTTTGTTTATTTCTCTCACAAGTGCTTCGGACAGGGTACGACCTGAAACCTTAGTTGTCCCAATAAGCTGGTTCCAACGCTGATATTGTTCAGGCGTCAAAGTCACGCCACCAATCTTACGGTCAGCACCAGAGAACCTGTAGTTCAGCTTCTGCATTTCCGTGTTGATTGTGGCAATGTCTTTGTCTTCAGGTTTCATAGATTTGACCTGAATGTACCCAAGCATTTTCTCAGGAGTTTCTAAAGGTTGTCCGCTAATCCAGTCATACTTGAGGGGTAGGGACGAACGCCCAATACCAGACTGCTTACGCAACTGGTCCATATAGGTTCGTACCTCACGCAAACTATCATCAAAAGCGTTGTTTAGCTGACCTGTGAAACTTGAGAACGGCAGCATCGAGGCCGCGCGACGTTTGAAGAAACCTTCGACTTCCCATGGGCTGTCTTTGGCATTCATGATGTTCACAACGTCTGAAATACCTTGCAGGTATGTTTTACTGACGATGTTGTTACCAAAGGCTGCGATGGTCATAGACATCAGGTCTGCTGCATCATTATCAGCCAACTGTCCCATCTCAATCATTTCGCTTATGTCACCAACGATACCAAATGCCGTGGTCCAAGGGTCCATGCGTTGGTAACTAATCCACTTTGGGTTGTCGGGTGTACCCACGTTGATTGAATAAGGTTGCCAGTTCTTTGAGTTGCGATAGAGCGCAGCCAATTTGGGGTCTGTTGGACCACCACCTGTAATACGTCCTTCAATCGCAAGATAAGTCAGCGATGAGTAGATAGCTGTACCCAAAACCATCTTACCGACAGCCTGTGAGCGTACCGCTGGGTCAGTGCTGCTAAGTGCTTCCCTGTATTCTTCACGCATCAAGTTCAGCACGGGCGTTCTATCCCAAGCGTTTGCCATAATGTTCATAGGCGTCTGAATGAACGGAACAATCTGGCGAAGTACTGGATGCCTGTTGGCATACTCTTGGAAGCCATGTGACATTGTTCCTCGTTTTAAAGGGTTGGTAAATGTCGTCTGACGTGCTTCGTCCAATGCTTTCATAGCGTAGGCACTGCGTTGGTTTGCGGCACCTAAGGTTTCATTAATGTACTTTTCTTTAACCTTTGGGTCATCGGCAATCTTGCCCACCAAAACCATTTCTTGCCAACGTTCTTCAGCAGAAATTTTGGTTTCAAACGCTTTTTCAAATTCAGCGTCGATGAACTCTTGGCGTGAGTTGTAACCCATTTTGTTCAAGTCACCGATGCTCATGCGGCTTGCATCAACAACAATGTTTGAACGCAAGTTGGACCGAAACGCGAGTTGTTTAAAAAACTCATCTTCAGTTCCAAGCGCACGAGAGGGCAGTGTGGTTGCTTTTCCAAGCAGGTCTACGACCGTTGATGCTGCTTTGTTTTGAATACCCAAAGCCTCACCAGACAAGGCACGTGTTGTGCGCTGTCCTTGCATAGAGTCAATTTTAGCAGAGTTATCAATGATGGCTTTATGGTTCCAACCTGACTTTGCAGCCATCGTTAAAGCGTCCTTCATGTAGACCGCCATGTAGACGTATGTTTTTAACGCCTTGGTTGTTTCCTTCCCATCCAGTGTAAGTGCTGCACCAATCGCTCTTTCAGCGGGTCGTGCAAGCAAGTTCACTGTGTTTGAAGTCATGTTAAGCGCATGGGTCGTGTAGCCAGACAGAATGCTGTTTATCCAGTATTCGTTCAGTACACGTAGCCATTTACGCTCAACGGCTTTCTTAACGTACTTTGAACGCTTTGCTTCATCATCAATGCTACGAAGTTGCTTGGCCAGCATACGCACACGCTCGGAGCCACCAAAGACCGCAAGCCTGTCTAAGCTGTCGACCTTGAGTGCATCATCAGTAGCGATACGCCCAGCAGCCGTGGCACGTGCAGCAGCGGTTTGTAGACCTTTCACGTTAGCCTGTAGTTCCACATGCATTTGCATGGCATCTACCAACTGACGGTCTATTTCCTCTGTTGCTTTGCCTGTATTACTGAGCATTTCAATCTTATCGGCTAAGTCGCTAATGCGTTTGCCAGTTGATTGAAGTGCCATCTTACCAGCAACGATACGTGAAGCCATGTCACGAGAGACAGTTTCACGAACGTTCAGGTCACGTATGAGCCTGTTGACGTCTGTGCCTGTGTTCTCAGCCGTGTATTGAAGGGCTTTCGCTACGACCTCCTGCTGTGTCTCAGGCTTATCAGCACCCATCTTTTTAAAGCCATCACTCTGTGAGATGACATCTTGAAGTGCATCAATGACCTTCGCACCTTCCACAGGGCCAGTCATGTTTTCAAAGTTTAAGAACGCACCTTCTTCCATAGAGCGCAACTCAAAGTCATTCATGTCACGCGCACGGGTCAGTGCAGCGTCAAACTTATCGCGGTCTATGAGTTCAATCTTTGGTGCAACCTCAACCTCGACAATCGGTGTCTCTGGTTGGGCAGGGGCTTCGGCCTCTACTTCAGGACGGGCTACGGCCTCAGGTATAGCTGATGGTTCTTCACCTTTTGGTGCGTTTGCATCCAGTTCAGGTACATCACTACCAACAGGCGTATCGACACGCTGTTCAGGTTTAAGAACAAGCATCTCGCCATCAGGCTCATAGACTGTACCATCAGGTGCCTCAAAGGTGCCGTCTGGTTTTGCAACCAGTGCATCATCTTTGTTTGTTGCAATGCTTTCTTCAATGTCAGCCGCTTCAGCGTGAACTTCGTCTAACTGAGCAGCAGTTTCGTCTGATACTTCGCCAAGCTGTTTAATCTCTGTGTTGGCCTTACGACCAAGAGCGGCAAACTTAACGCTTCTGATTACACCCTCTAGGGCCAGACCAGCAATGCCACCCTCAAGTGAGTTGCGTAGTCTGTTTTCCCATTCAGGGGCGTTCACATCCGTTGCAAGAGCCTCTGTGACAGCATTTTGCGCCCATCCGTTTTCCTCAAGGAATGCAGATAGGTTGGCCTCGTAGGGGTCAAAGACGGTTGCATCAACAATGCCACCTTTGAGCATAGCACCTACAAAGGTCTTTGCACCACCAAGTGCATAGAAGCCTGTTACAAACTGCGAAATGCCTTGAGCGACATTACCAGCCGTACCCTCAGGTGCATCTATGAACTCAATTTGGTTTTCAGCGAAGTTCGTAATGGCATCTTGTGCAAGCTGGTCGCGGTTTTCTACGACCTTTTCGCGTGACCAATAGGATGGCACCCAGTCTGTTTTACCGTCACCATCGCTATCTTCCCAAACCAAGCGACCAACACCCAAGCGTTCCTCTAGGTTTTCACCGACAGAGTTTACGGTTTGGGCTGTTTCGTTAATCGCTTCCTCAACGCCGTTGGCAATGCCTTGTAAGACATCACCAGCTACTGCGCTTGCTTGTTGAAGCATACCTTGATTGGCCTGTGCTTCTGCTTCAGCCGCTGCGATTTGTTCTGGGGTGCGGTAGGTGCCGTTGATAATATCATTTGCAGCACCTTCTCCATACATCTGGTCAAATTCATAGACGCTGATGGTGCCATCGTAGAGTTGTTTTTTAGCCAACTCTAAATCCGTAACTGTTTTTACCATTTTCGTTCCTATGAATTATTCGAGAGAGTTAATTTGAGGCAACGTTGGCAATCCAAATTCACTGTCTTGTTTGCGTTCTGCGTAGAGGGTCACCATCTTGCGACGCACGTTGCTGCCGATGTCCTCTTTTGTTGCCGCATCAGGGAATGCACCATTATTGGCATCACTCCATTTTTTAACTTCGGCTCGATACAAGTCTTTAAAATCGTCCAATGCTTGCTGCGCATTAATGATTTTGATGAAGTCGTAGCTATCGGGGTCACCATAAATCAGCGTGTAGAACGATTGTGCGTACTTTGCCTCTGTCGTGTTCCCAACAAAGTCTAAGCCAACAGCCTCGTCGTTTGCTGGGTCGTAGTTACGACGCCAGTAGTCCAGCTTTGTAAAAATCTCATTGCTACCAATGCGTAAATTAGTTGCATAAGTTTCTAAAACTGACCTAGCGGCTGCCTCTGTTGTTGCCTGAGATAGGGCGTAGTCTAACGCAATTTCAGTCTCAGGGGTTTTATTAGAAGCCTCTAATTTACTATCATAAGCCTCTAGCAAACTTTGAATTTGCATGGCCTCATCTACGTTTTTCTCAACACCAGTAGCCTGCAGGTCAGCCATTGCTTGGTCGATAGCTGCACGGCTTTCTTCCGTTGGATTTTCAAAGTAACTGAACAGGGACTGTCCCGCTGTTGCACGAGCAGTTTCATTTGCTGCATCGACTTCACGTTCTTGCTGCACACGTCTGCGTTCTTGCAAGGTCCAAACCTTGTTTTGAATGTCTATGATTTTGTCTTGTATCTTAAGTGAACTCGACGCTGTGTCAGTTCCGAACTTAATGTTATCAAACAAGTCCAAGATGCTAGCATCAGCGGTATATTCTGCAATAGTACCAACACCTTGAAGGACGGAGTTAATCACGTCTTCGTTGCTGACACCATCAACCTTTTTGCCATCTGCTAGTGTCTGAACGTAGCCACCAAGTTTCTTTAGGGCAGCTTGGCGTTCCTCAAGTGTTGCCCCTTCTTGCATCAGCACCATCGTTGCCATCGCAACTTGGTTTTCAAATGCCTTACGGGCAGCTTCTTTCTGCCAAGCTACGTGCTTATCACGCCATGCGCCTCTAAATACTTCGTTTGATTTAGCAGCAGAGGTGCCAAAGTATTCCTGTAATTCAGAAGGAATGAACCCAGACAGGCCATTTGCCTCAATAAATTCGTTCTGAAATTTCTGAATGAAAGACTCAATGCGTTCAGGGTCACCGTTTTGGTACAGCTTGCGTTGCTCTAAGACACGCTCAAGGTCGTCTGCATAGCGCATGGCCATCGTCGACATCTGCGAGATGCGGTAGCCTTTGCGTATATACGGGCTGGCACCTTCCTCAATTATGCCTTTCTTAACTGCATCACCAATGGCGATACGGTTTTCAGCGTATAATCTTTGTCCCTCAAGTATCTCACGTTCAGCAGCTTGTTTCTCCATGCCAGCAAGGGCAGAGGTAGCTTTACTGCTAAAACCCTCAAGCGTCTTTGCCAGTGCTGCAAGTGAACTGCGTTTCTCAGTACCTCGCACGTAAACATCCACTGGAGATGCAGTTGCAGATACCGTGGGTAATTGTCCCTCGAAAGGGTTTCCGACTATAGGTCTAGCCATTTAACCCTCCTAAATGGTTGCGTATCGCGCTTTTGTGTCAAAGTAGGAGACACCAAAGTCAGCGAGTGGTTCAGCCACTGCAAATAACGTTTCAGCCATACCGACTGGTTGCATTGAGTTAATGCGAGAAATGGCTTCTGATTGATAACCAAGCTGGTTCATTGCTGTTTGTTGGGCGATACCTTCCATGCGTTCATCCACACGGTCGTTGTACATACCCTCAGAACGCTCAAAGTCTGCGAGAAGCTGTTCGACGTTAGCACCCTGAACACCAGAGCCAGCGGCTGCTGCAAGGGCTGTAGCAGAGGCTTTACGCTCTTTCAGGTCAGCATCCATCTTTTGTTGCAGTGTACGTGCTTGTTCTTGCTGGATGCGTAGGTTCGATTGCTTGGTCTTTAAGAAGTAAGCGTCTTTGGCTGACTGTGTGTTCGCCACATAGGCTTGGTTCTTTTTCTTAGCTGTGTCGGCTGCTGCTGCCATTTGAGCAACTGCTGTGACGCCCTGTATCGCCAACGATGCCCCTGCAAGTTGGGTTGCGGTCATAGCCGCAATTGCTGGTACGCACATGTTATATCCTCACAAATTCGTAGAAGGGTCTTTGCTCAACCCCCCATCGCTCGTGTTTGTTGATGAATGAGAAACCCATCCACTTGAGCCATTTGATGTGAAGTTCGTTACGTGCATCGACGTAATTATGCAGAACAAGGTATTCTTGTTGCAGCTTGTGTAAGACCTGTTTGGAGTGACGCAGGAAAGTAATCTGGTATTTTTCTATGTCATCTGTCGCGCATAACCAGATACTGCCAGCGTCTTTGATTAACGATTTGCCAACCCCGAGCAAACCTACTGGTACGCCTGTGGGGGCCACCATCGTCAATGTCGTGTCGCCATATTTTAAGCCATCAAGCAAAGCACCCAGCGGCTCACGTCCTGTGGCCGCTAGGCATTCATTGTAATCTGCTTGTCGGAGGCGAGAGGCGAGAAAGCCCACGTCATTGACAGACGTAGGTCGTAAGTATTTATTCATTTTAGGAGGTTCTCACTATGAGACTTATTTTAATTGGTGTTTGTCTGACGTTGATGGCGTGTGGCAATTCTGTTGAAAAAATTGAAACAAAGTGGGTCGATGAGACTGAAAAGACATTTGATGCAATTATTCCAGAGGGAAATTACCGCTCTCGGTACAAGGCAGTACACGCTCTTTCAGGCCCACAACTATGCGAGGCTGTTCTTCCTTTGCAAAGGCTTGATTGGATTTTCATTCCAATGTTGGAACCAGTTGGAGTAATCCGTTGGAAGCGGCATCCGCAAAATTATTTGTTAAGTGACCTGACGAGCAACGTAAATATTGCCGTAGACCGATTATATGATGAATTGACGCAAAAAACTGAAACATGTTCCAAGGCTGCTGGACGGAATTATGGTTCAAAGCCGTGGGACGATGTAGGATGTAGTATTGTAGCCGTTAGAGCAGTATGTGGTGATGAATTTGTTTCTGACGCGAATTATGACCGTTTGCTAGAAATAGATAAAGAACGGAAGGTTTATCAACAAGCGATGTCATCGAAAATGGCTAGAGCTGCTGTCTTTGGTTCAGCTAACAATACAAACCGCACGCCCATTGTAATTCCACCAATTCAGCCGCCCGTAAGCACTGGAGTGTTTTGTACTGGAACGTCTTCTGGCGGTTTCTCAACACTTAGCTGTAATTGAACTAACGTCTCTTTGCACGAAGGTGTATGTTTCCTTCCCATTCAGCAGATAGGAACTGACAGGGTAGGTGACTTTCACTTTCAATCGTAATTTTGGCACGGTCAGATTTAATCATTATGGGAAACCTGAAGTCGCCACTGGTTAGAATGGTGTCACCAATGATGTTCTCACCACCACCAATCAAACGCCCCGTAAATGAGTATGTTTGTATGGGGTTGCCACCAATCTTACTTTCAACTTTGCAGTCAAACTCTCCGCTGTCTTGGTATCGCAGAAGCCAATGTTTGATTTGTAGGCGTCCACCAGCAATGGCTACACGGCCACCAGCAGGTGTGCTTTCCTTTAACGTTGGTTCTGAGAACTCATACTTCATCGTGTAGGTTTCACCGATGTAAACATCAGTCGATGACTTATCACCGTCTACAACAACGGTTGTTGCTGTGCTTGAGGTGACAGGTATCAGTTGTCCTTGTGATGTCCCACGAGTTACGACAGACGGGTTTGATAGCTGGAAGGGAATGGTGAATGTTGTTTCATCAGCAACGCTGTCATAGGTCACCGTGCAGTTGTCTTCAGTTATCCTGAAGTCTAAGCGAGTGACGTAATCTTGGTCAGTGTCAGACCGTCCCTCATCAAAGTTAATCTTATAGAGAATGGTTTTGCCTGACTTGTTTCCAACGACATACAAAGCACTTTCGATAAACTCAGCGTTTAATATCTCAAGTCCGTTGAACGTGTACTTAAACCAAGCAGACTGCATCTTCTCACGTCCAGACCAGTGCCACTTATAGACGAACATTGAACTGCTATCTTGTGTTGAAAGACAAATGAGCGAGTTTTCTGTTGTTGATGCGGCCATGTCATAGACGCCATCAGGGATGAACTTTGATACGTGAGAGGTGACATCAACAGCATCTGAGCGGTCAGTATCATCAATGACGTAATACTCACGCACAGAGGTGAAGCCGCCGCGTGTAGCAGGGAAGTAAACAACGTTACCCGCTGTTGCAGGTCGTGCCGCTGTACTTGCTTCATACTCTGTTGTTTGAGCAATGCTGGTGTTTTTAGGCGTTAAGAAGTCGCCGCCTTTTAAGATGAACTGTGTTTGGTCACTGAAAAGCAGCAGCTTACGGTCAAAGGGTATTGCGTGTTGTAGAAACGAAACCTTTGTGTGCGAGGCTGCAACGTCTATCGGGTCGGTGTCCAAAAGGGTTCTGGCAGTTGCTGCAAAAAAGTCGAAGTATTCAGATGTTCGAGACATCACGACATTCTCGCCAGTAAGCACACCTAGTCGGTTTTGAAAGAAAAAGATGTCTGATAGTTTCTGCCCAATAAAGGTTGGGTCAGGCACACTTCCTTCATCACCAACAGCACGGTCGCCCCATTCAGCCTGTTCAAACGTAAACGAACCATCAGCTTGCCTGATGAGCAAATGCGGCATAGTCGTTTTGTCGAACTCAAAAGGAATATTAGGCTTTACCCACTCGACCCAAGTCCCTTCAGAACTAAGGTTTTGACCAGCGTTCTGAGCCTCGAACTTCACGTAATAATTGTCAAAATCGTTGGTTTGGTCGCCTTGAACTTCCGCTACATATCCATGTGGTGCTTGGCGTGGTAGGTCATCAAATCGCTGAACTACTCCGACCGTTGCATCCAGTCCCGTATCACCAAGGCTATCGTATGTGGCGAGGTCAAAACTTGCGTTGCCTGTTTTGTTGATGACAACGGTGGAACCATCGGCTCTCGCTGTGAATCCGCTTTGGCTGTTGACTGCTGTGGCAAGTCTTGAGGCGATGTCATCGGTACGTGTTTCTAACTGGTCTGTTGCAGATGTTGTGATGTTAGCAGCAATAGAGCCATCAAGATAGATTGTGTAACGCTGGTTGTAATCACCTTGCTTCACAGCCACCAACCCAGTGAATGGATAGTTTGGAGTTGTTTGCGTTGACATAGCTGTGGTGATGTCAGTGTTCACGATAAAGGTATAATCAGCCACGGTTACGAACTTAAACGAAGTCGCTGGTGTTGTGGTGTTTAGATAGGACGTGCCATCGGGGTAGGTGACAGTCTTCTGGTTACCTGCAAGGTCATAGACAGCAATCGTGTTGTTATCATCAATGAACACGAAGTAACGCTCATTGACGTCACGGTTAATCAAGTGAACCGCTTGGCCAGAGGTTACAGTGTTCTTAAGCGTTGCCACGTACTCAAGAGGCGGTCGTTTAAACAAACCCTCTACAAGCGAACTAAATGCATTTTCTTGCAGTTCTGCTTGGCTACTCAAGCGCAAGCTAGGTGACTGCTGAGACACCCCTTGGACAAGGTTAGGAATAGCAGAACTTATCTGTGGCATCAGGGTAATATCCTATGTTTGAACCCACGGTTCAGCACACGAGCGACAGAATAGCTGTCCATCATCGTGTAATCGGCTGTGTCACCTTCGTATTGCTTCAAATCAACAAGAGCCTGTTGTTCGTCACGAAGGGTCATTGAGTGGATTGTTTCGCTGTTCAGCAGACGGTCTGAGTATATACGTGCAGCACGGGCTGTGATGTAGCGTTTGGCAACTTCTGGGATGACATCGAAGTCTTGGAAGTAAACAATGTCGGCTTTTATAGTGCCACTAAATAGGTAGGTACGTTTGTTCAGGTCGAACAACTTACCCTCACGCACCACAACATTATACTCACGAGCATCAATCCTAGCTGTGTCAGCAGGGATGAGGATGTGTTTGTTATTATCTGGCGCAAGAGTAACGTTATGCTCAGAGTTCCAGTGCCAGCCTTGAGACTGAACTTCACGGGAAACCTCTATGAGTACCTGCTTGGCAACTGTAACGTCGGTTACTTGGTTGCCTGTAAGTGTGTTTACAGGGGCTTCACCGATAGTCGTAAGAAGTACGTTGACCGCTTCGAGTTCGGTCATATTGGTAGGTTTGGTCATAGCACCCTCAAAAATAAAAAAAAGGGCCAGCCGCTAGGACTGACCCTGAAAGATTAAGCAATCTTAATTTCGACTGCGCATTCTGGACGAAGGACGCCATGGCCCATCGCATATTTTGCAGCCATTAGAGTACCTTGATACATGATGTTAAAGTCACCAGTAGTTTGCTCTACTGCCAAGTCCATCAGCTTAACTGTGCCGATAGCTTGTTTCTGCATGACCAATGCTGCTGTGTTTGAGAAGTCACCTGAGTAAGTGTTGTTCTCGCCTGAAACTGCTGCAACGTTCGTTGTCGGTAGGTTATTCGTCTTTACAATTTGAATACCAGCGACACGCAGAACAGTACCATCAGCATAAACACCAGCACCACCCCAGTCACGATTGATGACGTCAGTGGTTTGGACGAGGTTATAGTATTGTTCAGGCTTAACCAAAGCCACGCGCTCGTTCTCTGGAACGTCTTTTTCGTCCATGATTTGAGCCGCGTCAAAGATAGCAGCAGCCAAGTCCGCACCTGATGTACGAGCGTTAGCAGATACAACCGCACTACCACCGTTACCTCCTGAAACTGTTGCTGCTGAACGAGCCGCAAGTAGACCAACGCGCATTGTGCGTGTGTCAAACTCTTTGGCTAGAGCCGCACCCATCTGACGTGTGTATTCTGCACGGACGTCATAGTGGTTCTTGGCTTCGTCGATGTTCGCAATGAATGTGTCACTCACAAGCAAGTCATCAATGTTAATGACAATCTCGTTGTGGTTGACGTTTTGAGTGCCAAGCAACGGTGTACCAACTGTGTGGTAAGCTGCTGAGGTTTTACCCATTACTGGGAATGATGCGGATTTACCGCTTGAAATTGTACGAGACGTGTGAAGGTCTTTCATCACGTTCGTTTCGTTAAATGCAGTCAGAACTTCACCAGCGAAAATCTTCAAGAAAAGAGCATTTTCCGTTGCAAAGTTGGTGGGCGTTGCGCCGTTGACTACACCTAAGCGAGACGCTGTTGCGTTTGCCATTGTAGTTTATCCTTATGTTTGTTGGGAAATGACTTCACTCTTACTTGCATGGGTTGTCAGACGCATCTGGCCTATGGTTTCATTGTGTATAGTCGGTCTGCCTAAAGAGGCATGACGGTGACCCTAGGAGGATAAAATGGTTGATAAATACACGAAGGTAATTCTTACGATTATTGCTGCAAATTTAACGCTTATGACATTGCAAGGTTTAAATATAATTCCACAGGCAAATGCTGACGGTGGTGTACAGAAAGTGCAAATCTGCGACAACACTGGTTTCACCTGTGCCTTTGTACAACCAACGCAAGGTGGCGGAAATTATGGTAATCTTTTTGTTGATGTAAGGTGATGGGGCTTTCGCCCCACCTTTTATTTTTTCTTTGGTGGACGCCCACGTTTTTTACCGTAGGTTCCTTTTCCCATTGGCATGGTTAGCACTCCTAAAATACGTTTGATCTACCAAGTTTGAGTTCAACATCTTTGGTATAAGCAGGGTCTTTCCCGTAACGCTCATCCTTCATCGCAGCCACGACTTCATTAGTTGACCTAAATTCATCTTTAGATGCTGCTTTGGCTTTGCCTGTTACGAGGTTGGGTTCGACACCCTCTGCTGCTTCACGCTTCGACATCAGCCATTCAACTGCCATCTTTGCGTTATCAGTGCCTGTCTCCACCATAGAGTTGTAAAGGTTCAACTCATTGGTATCCATGTTTGCTTTGGCCCAGTCGGTTAGTTCTTGATAACCTTCCGTTCCTCCTGCGACATCCATCACGGCTGCAACATCAGCAGTTTGTGATGCTTGCATTCCAGCGATGTAGGTTTCTACGATGTCGCGTGTGTAGCCCATCTGTTCCAGTTCAGCGTAGCTGTCGGAACTTAGTTCTCCTTGGTTTGCATATTCCTCTGCGAACTTATCAAAGCTAACCGCTTCACCTTTAGGTTCTGTTTCCACATTTGCTTCATCAGCATTTGTAGTCTCTTCCTTCGGTGCGGACAGTTTCTTTTCCAGTTCTGCATATGACTTCGCTAAATCTTCGGGAGATGAAAACTTCTCTGGCAACCAATCGGGTCGCTCAGTCGAGTTATCCTGCGCTTCTTCCACTGGGGGTGGGGCTTCAGGGCCAGTCTGTGCTTCGGTGATTGTCACGCTGTCTGCCATCAGTAATCAATCCTCTCATTCTTACGAGGGGTCGTTACTGGCTTTGGCTTTTTAGCTGTTGGTTGCGCCTCCGTTTTGGGCGTCGGCTTGGGCTTGCTCATATTGGGTTCCTAATTGTTTGACGCCCTCTTGCAGCGCAGAAGGTCCAGCTTGCATAAGCATTTGCTGCATCTGTGCTTGCTGCATTTCTTGGGCGATTTGTTCTTCAGACTTAATCAAACCCTCAGTGTCGATGCCTAAGGCAGTCGCACGACGTTTGATGTAGTCTTGTAGGTTGACGTATTGCTGTAGCACTTCTGGTCCTAAGGACTCAGCCATGCCACGAATGAAGAGGTCCAGCTTTCGTAAATCATGACCGCGTCCCAAGGCTTCCATACCTGTAACGATAGTGGGTTTGACCACATCGTCTGGCAGCTTTGGAAGTTTGTTAGCTTTGGTCAGTACATCAATCTTGCGATTAACGTATGGCAACTGAAACTCCATGCTCAGAATGCTGTAGATGCCACTCAAGGTGTCTTCAAGTTCACCTGCGAGGTATCTAATTTCTTCTGCTGTGACACGTTCTGCGTCACGTTGAACGGATGATTGCAGCATAAACTGTTGGCTCAAACGTTCTTCAATTCCTGACATCGCTTGGTAAGCAACACGGTAGTCGTTGTACTTTTCCATCTGTAGAACTGAAACGTCCTGACGGTTACCTTCAACGATTGCTGTGTTCTCAGCTTCAGCGATGGTGCGCATCCGTGTTGTGCCGTTTGGATTCACCATAAAGAGAACCTTGGCAGCAGCGGCTGCACCTTCAACGATGGCCTGTGATAGGGCTTCGAGGGACCGTAGGTCGCCTAGAAGTTCTTCAACAAAGCCACGTCCATAGTCTTCACCATCAATGCGAGAGAAGCGTAGGGGTAGGAAGGGTACGCTTTCAGCGCGAAACTTACCTTTGGTCCCGTTGATTAACTCGCCTTTGACCTCTTGGTGTACGTGGAACATCTCGTTCTTACGTTCAACGTAGGTGAAAACCTCAAGTGTCTTTTCGTCACCTTCTAGTTTCCCTTGGATTTTAGCAGCAGTTGCTTTGTCCAAACTATTAGGACTGACGTGTTCGACCGTCACGACCTCAAGCACGTCACCATTAGGCGCACGATTGACGACATAACTGTCTAAGTGGAACACGCGGACTTTATCTGAGCCTACGTGCAGTAGCACATTACCACCTACGATGAGGTGTTTCAGTGCCTCGTGTACCGCAACTCTGTCGCCAGCACTTTCAATCTCGCTCATCACCGCACGTTCATATTCACCCAATTGTTTTTCAACATCGGTACGTGCTTCAGGGTCGTCTGCCATTTGCTTAAGCGTGTATGGCTCGACCATAAAGCGGAAGAACGGTGCGTTCGGCGGCATCAATGCCAGCGAAAGTTTAGAGGCCAGATTGTTCACACCACGTGCGCCAATGCCCTGATAGGGCGTATACAAGTCTGATGTCTCGTTATGAGTATCAGGTGGTATTAGGCTAGGTATGGTGAGTTCTGAACAGTCTCTGGCTCTATCGAGGTAGGGCTGACGTAAATGTTCTAGTTCGCGGTAACGCTGTTCAGCCTTACCCATACTCATTTACTGTCTCACTTGTTGATTTGTAGACCCGTCTGTTTCGCCATGTTTGCGATGACTGGGTCGAGGTCCACGCGAAGCTGTGAAGTGCCTTGCGCCTTTTTCAAAGTTGCACCTTTCTCAGCCTGTATCCCGCTCTCTGGATTAGTTGGGTCATAAACGTTCTGCATAACTGCGTTTGGACTAGCAGCAGATGACGTACCCATGACGGGTGCTGGAGCGGGGGGTGCGGGTGGTGGAGGCGTTGGAGCGACTTCCGCAGCTGCAGGAACCGATGGTGTGCGAAAAATGCACATAGGCTATTCTCCTGTTAATTGTCGTTTGGATTGTTCTTCAAATTGTCTACGAAGAAACTCAACGACTGAGCGTTGCCCACCACGCCACATTAGATGTTGATGTGTTTCATCTAATCGTGGAGACTGATTGGGAAAACGCTCTTCTAATTCGTTTAAGAGTTCTTCAGAAACGTATGGAAACATTTAGTAATCCTCCATAGTGCAACCGTTTGTAAGGAACGTGATTATGAAAAAATTTCTGTTGGTTGCTATGATAGCTTTTGGTGCGCCAGCATTAGCGGATGTCCCTATATTGCCCTATTGTAAATCTGCGCTCACTCAGCAAATTTTATTGGGCATTGGTGGCGCACCGTATGAAACCCATAAACATAGCTACTACACTGGAATTGGCAGAGCTATTAAACCAGCCTATAAAGAAGAATTTTTTCAGAACATGCTTATGTTTGTTTATGAGGAAATTGGCGAGCAAAAAAGTGGGCGTGAGATAAGTAGTAGTTTTGCTAGAAGAACGTCAGAGTTTTTGTGCGAATTTTTTCTGACAAAACAAAAAGAAATTTGGCTTGAATAATGTTACTCACAACTCTTCTGCCCAGTCTCTGGGTCAAAATAGCAAGCCTCTGCGTTGTTCTCTTCTTCCTTAGGTGCATTCAGCACACCATAGCGTTTACCCGCCGCACGGAATGTCGTGATGCCTTTGCATCCTAGCTTCCACGCATTCAAATACAGGTCTTTAAATTCGTCATAAGTAACGTCATCACCCACGTTGCAGGTTTTAGAGACTGCGCTATCGACGTACTTAGCCGCCAATGCCAGCACCATCAGATGTTCCTGTGCCGAAATTTCGTTGGCTGTACGTCCACTGACACCAAGGCTGTAGGCATAATCCTCGACACGCTCGACCTGTGTCCCATCAAACTGTGTGATTGAACGGTCATAGTAGAGCATAAATGGGGGTTCGATGCCTGATGAAACATTGTCAGCTACCAGACTGATTGTGCCTGTAGGTGCAATGCTGGTGAGGTGTGAGTTACGAATACCGTTCTCGCTAATCTTCTCAAGAACCCAAACGGGTAGGGTCTGTACGAAGGGTGCTTCTAGGTATTCATCACAGTCGAAGAGGGGGTACGGTCCCTTTTCGCCAGCCAAGTCTGCACTACTTGCATAAGTGTAGTCCCGAAGAGTGATTAAAATTTGCTCCGCAAACTCTAGGAACTCAGGGCTGGCATACGCTTTTCCTAGCATTTCCCCAGCATTTGCCAGTCCTGTAATACCCAAGCCCATGCGACGTTTGTTATGCGCCTCAATGCGCTGCTGTGGCAGTGGGTAGATGGTACGGTCAACAACGTTATCCATTGCACGAACAACGACTGGGATGTCTGCTTTGAATTGCTCAAAGTCAAACTCACCGTCCTGCACATATTTCACAAGATTGAATGAGCCTAAGAGACAGGCACCATAGGGTGGCAGAGGTTGTTCACCACAGGGGTTGGTGGCGACAATATCTTCTAACTCACTGAGATTGTTCATCTTATTGATGGTATCAATGAACAATACCCCCGGTTCTGCCCAGTCCCAAGTGGACCGCATAATCATATCCCACAGGGCAACAGGGTCGACGTACTTGTAGGTTTCACCTTCAAACTTCAAAGCGAATGGACGCTGCTTTTCAAGGCATTCCATAAACTCATCGGTCACACCGACAGACACATTAAATCCTGTCAGAGATGAGCCATCGTTTTTAGCTGTGATGAACGCTTCAATATCAGGGTGGTCGATACGAAGCACACCCATCTGCGCACCACGTCTATGGCCAGAACTGGCGATGGTCTGACAGACAGCATCGAAGATACGCATGAAGCTGACAGGGCCAGATGATTTACTGTCCAAAGATTTAATACGGTCGCCACGTGGACGTATCTTGGAAAAGTCATAACCAATCCCACCACCACGCCGCATTGTTTCAGCAGCTTCGGTGGCTCGTTTCATTATGCTTTCCATACTGTCTTCAATCGTACCGCTGACGAAGCAGTTGTAAGCTGTGGTTTGACGGGCAGCACCCATAGCGTTCTGGACACGACCAGCAGGAATGAAGCGCATGTCACGCAAGACATCCTTCAGTTCTTCGAAATGTTCTGGTGTGTCCTTCAGTGCATCAGCGATGCGGACAATCTTACTATAAAAGTCTTCGCCAGTTTGACGGTACTTCTGTTGGTCAATCTCTTCGCTGATGGACAGGGTGGGGCCGTAATGATTTTTGAGCATTATAGCACCTCGTTATTTTGTAGATGATTGATGCGCATTTCTGCGTACCGCATAACCTTATGCAGGTCGGTTATTTCTGATTGCTGTGCGTCCATACCGTCATAGGTTTTGAGGCCAGCACGGGCGGCATACTTAATGATGTTGCCGCGCCAGAACTCCATCTCGTTCTTCATGATGAACTCAATGGGTTCGATGTTGTATTCAGCGTAATGCTTCGGTCTGTAAATTATGTCGGTGGTGTCCACGGAATGACCTTTCGTGTCTTAAAATTAAAGTCCGAAGCGCGGCAAATACGGGCGACTTGTGCCTGTTGCAGGGCAACTTCGTATGAAAGTTTTTGTTTTGAATAAGCAGCCATAACAGCGTTCCACATCTCATTGATGTCAGCGCAGTCAGCTAAAATTTTTTGTGCAGTTTTGGGGCCAACAGTTGGACACCCAGCATACCCATCAGCGGCATCGCCAGTGAGCGTTTGCATCATATGATTATAGTCGGCTTCACGTTCGCTGATGCTGCGTGGTTCATCGTCTTTGGTAGGATTGTAGACCCTAGCAGGAATTGTCTTTAGGTCTTTGTCTTCCGACACGATGATACAGTCAGTGTCTTTAGTAGCCTTGATGCCCAGCAAGTCGTCAGCTTCAAGGGTAGGGATACTGAACGCATCGTGTGCCTCAACCATCCAGTCCCTGATTGCTGGTAGCAGCAGCGGCTTACGTGAGCCTGTGCGGTTGGCCTTGTAAGTTGGCAGTATGTCTTTGCGCCAGTTGTCTTTGTCAGTCAGGTACAGGCGTATGTCGCCTCCACCTAACTTTACTTTTAGGTCTGCAAAGTATGTCTCACAGTAATTCTGTGCGTCATCAATGTAGCCATGCAAGGTCCATAACCCATCACCCCAATCCACTGCCTTTTCGACAGCCGTTGCTGCTTTGAAAGCAACGATGTCTGCGTCTATGAGGTAGGTTGTCATTGCACTTTACCCCCATCAATTCCGTAGACGTTTGTCGTTGGGGGTTCTTTCGGTATCATGTACTGAAGACATATGCGTGACGCCACCGTCAGTATCTCTTTGATGGCCTCATCACTGGACTGCGAATGCGCACGTGCGAGGTCGGACATGCTTTGTGACAAGGCAACGGTTGCCGCAATGTTCATATCTACATCGTAATCATCATGCATTTGTAAGTGCCTCCCATGATGTTGGAAA